ACAAAAAACTGAAAAAGAAAAGACTGTTAACAAAAAAACTTTGTCAACAGTCTGAGGCTACTAAAGTAGCCCTAATTCATAAAAATCATCAGCATCCAAAATTAAATCAACAATTTGCTTTCCAAATCTAACTCCGCCTGATTTTAAATCAAGTTCTAGTTGTATTTTTTTGGTAACGGTTCCAGAGTTCGACATTACATTATTATTGTTGGTCTTACTGTCCTGTATAGCCTTAATGTTTGCATCATATATCATGCTTTGCGGCGCAACTATTTCGGGGTTTGATTTTGCCCCAACATATTCACCTACACCAATTATGCTATCGTTGCCAAACACACCACCTTTTTTATACCAACTTACGCTCAACTTCGGGATAGATGCAGGTAATCCTAAAGCTTCTAATGTGTTTTTAATCCAACCTGTTGCTGGAGTAGATGACCAATTAAATTGTGGTGTTTTAATTTTTGGAAAATTAAACATAGCTTTAAACTCATCCCATTTTTTCTTAATATCTTCTATTTTATCCTTAATTGCACTACTCATTTTATCGGTTTTATCTTTGATATTATCCGCAGCGATTTGCCAACCATCTTTCATTTTACCTGTTTCTTTATCAACAATTTTAGTGATTTCTGGATACTTCTCTTCAGCTTTTTCCCATATAGAGTTATATGTGGCTTCTGCGTTTTCTATTTGCTTACTATATTCATTTTTGGCAGCTTCTGTCATTTCTTCATACATTTCTTTAGTAAAACCAGGAACAGTCGCTTTCATTTTTTCAGCCAGAGCAATTCTTTCATCATATTGTTCTTGTGCCTCTTTTATTGTTTTATCTTTAAGTTCTTTGGCTTGACTAATAGCATCAATGACTTGTTGTGTTTCCAAATTATAAAAATTTTCATTGAATTTTGCTTTAATCGCCAAAGCTTCTTCTTGATTTGCAGATAATGTCTTAATACCTTTTTCCGACATCTGTTTTCTGATATTTTCAATTTGTACTCGTTCAATTTCTGTAAGACTTCTGTTTTGCTCAGCAGCGTTTTGTACTATACCGTTTATTTTATCTTCATAAAACTGTACCATCAATTGTTCTTCATTCATAGAATGTTCAAGCATGCTTAAATACTGTTCTCTTTTCGAGGCATCAGGGAACAATTCAGTATTCTTTATTTGTTCTTCCATTTCCGAATATTTATCTACAATTCCAGTTTTTAAAGTATTACTCAATTCAGCAGTCTGTGTTTTTACACTTTCAACATCTTCTTTAGTTACTACTTTGCCAAGTTCTAATCCCCAAATAGTTTTACCGAGATTCTGCATACTTGACATAAATGGTTCAATTGCGTTTTTAGTAGCTTCGCTTATATTGTCTCCAAGTAATTGCGTATTTACTGATAAATCTCCACCAATTGTTTTATTCAACTCGTGAACTCCCCATGCCGTTGCAGCAAGCGGTGCCACTATTCCTAGTGCAACAGTTGCGATTGTCGATAATGTTGCTCCTAAAGTTGCAGTAGTTGTTGTTGCCAACGCTGTTGAAGCGGTAGCTGTTTCAGTAGCAACTGTAGCAGCTGCAGTTGCACCTTTTACCAATCCTAATGCTTTAGCTACAGAACCTATTCCTTGGGCTATACTAAATAAACTTGACAAAGTCAGTATCCCGCCTAACGCTGCTAATACAGGTCTTAATTTCTCTGCTTTGTGTTTAAATTGCTCAACTTTTTCATTCAAGTTATCAAACTTATTATCGATATTATCAAACGCGCTCGTATCGATTCCACTTAAATCTATTGTTGTATTAAGTGCATCTGAATCAGTACTAGTGGTATCAATGTTTAATTTACTTATTTCATCAAAACTTTGTAAATTGTCTGATAGTTTTTTGTTAGCGTCACTTGCTTTTTTTGCACTTTTTGCATTTTTGTCTTGAGATGCGGATAAGTTATTTATCGCTTTTTTTGCTGTATTTGTATTATATGCCGTCTTATTACTTGTTTTTCCCCACAAGCCAAGTCCATATGTAAGCATTGCAATACCTGCAACTAGTAACAATGTTCCACCTACTAAACCTATCATTGATTTTGTTAAGTTTTGAGTTGTAAGTGATGCAATTTTTGTGAATATAATATAATTATTTATAGCTTTAATTAGTAACGAAAACACAAGTGCAGCAACAGGCAACAGAGCAATTACTACGACAAAAGTTGTAATTATTTTTTTCGTTCCATCATCCAACGTGTTAAGATACTTAATAAATATAACAATGTTATTAGTAGCATTATTTAAGCCAACTAATAATGGTTGTAGACCTATTGCAAAGAACTTACTTGCCTCTGCCTTGGCATTGGATAATGCGGCAGAAGTTTGGGCAAGTTTTAGACTTAAGTTGTCTCCTACTTCTTCACCATATTTTTTTGTGGTTTGTTCCAATATACCTAATATTCTTACTTGTTGTTGCTCTTGGAAGCTCAACTTTTCCCAGCTTCGTCCATCAGCAATTTTAGAAAACGCATCTGTTGTTTCTAACAGTGCCACGTTTACGTTTACGCCTAAATCCTCAATAGCCTCTGTGTTGCCTAAAAGACCAGACCTAATTCGGTCTGCCACATCATTAAAAGTTCTACCTGTTTTACTCATTATTACAGCACTTGCCTGCATTAGTTTGTTTGTATATGTTGCATTACTTTTTTGGTCTGAAGTCACGGTTGTTAGCAAGTTAGAATATATATTTGCAAATTTATATGCATCTTTTTCTGCCATGCCAATTTTTTGAGCATTATTGCTGACAAAATCATCAACAATTTTTTTTGCTTCTCCCAGTGTATATGCTAGCGTTTGCTCTGCTGCTTCATATTCGCCAGCCATGGTTAACGCTGCTTTGCCTGCTAAAAGGGTTGGAACAGTTATAGTTGCTACTCCAAGTGCAGATGCTTTAATAACACTATTTATTAAATTGCTCTGGTCCTTAATTGATTTACTAACCTTTTTTATATCTGCGTTTGCATTTTTAAAAGCTTCAGAAACTTTTTGTTTAGCACTTACAGCGCTTTGTTCTACTGACTTAAATTGACTTTTTATTCCTTTGATACCTTGCTTAAAGCTATCGTATGTTACTGTAAAAATAGTGTTAACTTTGTACGCCATATTTTTTCCTCCTTTCTCATATAAATATTTATAAAGCAGTTTTACACCATGCTCAGGGCATAATAAAAGAGCTAAACTTTTACGTTTAACTCCCTAAACTATATAAAAACAAAACCAAGCATATACTAATTATAAGTGGAACTATGAGCATCATGAATACAATGATAATAGCTAAACACCCTATACTACCTTTATCAACCGATTCATTTTCGTTATTTGTTATAATATTATTTTCCGACGAATCCTTTATTGGTTTTGTAATATCGACAGTAGTTGCTTTTTTTGGATTATTTATATATCCCATTCCTTTTTTTTCGTACGCAGGATTAACAACTCTCTTTGCTATCCTTTTTACTTTACCAGTAGTCCTCGCTTTTAAACTTTTTTTAAAACTAGGTGTTCTTACTCCAAATTTCATTAGAATGTCTCCCCTTTTCGACAATTATATTTGATTTTGTTATTGATTTTTGTCGAATTTTGTCGGAGAATTGATTTTTTCATACATTTTTTTAGCAAAATTCAATTTTTCTTTATCTCTTTTAGGCTTTTTACGCCCTATGCTATCTACTTCGTCAAGATAGTGTTTCAAACTTTTTGCTTTTTTAATTTTGTTAAAATAAGCTGTGTAATAGCTACCTTTAATAGTATTTTTTTCATTTTCTTTTAGTTTGTCTTGATAGGCTCTTACATATTGATTAAATTCCCAAAGTTTTAATTCTTTGAGTTCGACAGGGTTTAAGCCCACCATACAGCCTATGTATATTAGTCTATTAAGCCAAGAGCTTTCAGCTTCTTCTGTCTTTTTACTTTTTCCAACTTTTTTTCAACTATCTCGTCCTCCGTCAAACCAGGATATTGCAAACCATCAATAAATTGTTCCAGTACGTCCATCAAGTTCCCAAAGCCATCATTTTCTAGTACTTCTTTTAATCTTTTAATATCTTCTTGAGTCTCTAAACCACAAGATAATAAGTCTATTTGCTCTTTAAGCCTCATTTCCTCGACACCAGTTATTGCCTTGATATAAGGCTTTTTAAATCTTTCTTCAATCTTAAATGCAGCTCCTAATTTTGTATTAAAATCAAATTCTTCTTCATTTATTTTTATTAACATTTTAAATCCTCCTAAAAAAATATATGGGGGTTTTACCCCCCAAAAAAATTAGCTTCCTGAATTTGTAACTGTTGGAATTGTTGATGTTACACCTTTAGTACCAGCCACACTTATATCTATGTTTGGCCCATCTTCTGCAGAGTTATCAATTTTCAAACTCTCTATAATGCCTTTACCCTTAAAATATGTATCATCGTCAAGATAAAATGCAAAATCCAAAGCAGTTCCGCTTTCGAAAGCGTCCAATAAAGTTTTTTGTGATGTATCTGTTACAAAATCACATGCACCAGAGCAAGACGCGCTCCAATCTTTAATGCCAGCTTTCTTCTCTTTGTAGCCATCACCGCCGAAGTAAGAGCCCTCCTTAATATCTCTTGTTAATTCAAGAGACCAATCGCTCATATGAGCAATTGCTGCTGGTGTTGTCCCAGTTTTAACTGAACCTGCTACGCCATCGTATACCATAATTAAACACTCCTTTCGTATACCATAGTAAATTTGAAATTGACTGTTTCATCTTCATCATCGCCACCAGTCAAATAGCGATATCCTGCAAGCAACATTTGTTTTTTTATTTCTCGAACAATTGAGGAAACATCTAAACTTTTATTTCCATATACAGAAATTTCAAATCCATATGTTTCTTTTAATATAACCATTTCTCCAAATTGACGCTTTATATTATCTCCAATTTGTTTATATGTTACCGCAGGAAGTTTTGTAAAAGTTTTAGGTTTTTTTTGAAACTTAGCTATATCTATTCCCTCGACCTCTACCTTGCTTAAAATTTTAGCGATTTCACGCTTGGGCATTGCTATTTCTTTCATATTTAGCCCCCTTTAGTCTTTTATCACTTTCTTTAATTCTTTCTCAATATTTTTTACTAAATCATCTCTCGTCTGCAAATAAGCAGGATACATATATGGATGTGCAGATTGCCCTTCCCAATTTGCGCTATAATGTATACTTTCTGGTCTTTCTATATCACTTGACATACCTCTTTTACCCGTACCAAACTCAGGATATATAGCATGTTCTACAGTAGGTTCAACTTCGCCCAAAATACTATCGCTAGTTTCCTTTATATCAAAATCAATACTAGCTTTCAGCTGACCTGTTTTAACAGGGGCTAAATTTTTAGCAATTTTAGAGCATTTAACCGTTGTTTGGGTTACTCCTTTTTTTATACTACCTTTTATGTTTTTCCCTTGTTTGTTTATTGCTTCGCAGAGTTTAGGTATTTCTGATATATCAAATTCTTTATTCATCAAACCACCTCAGCAAACAGCTTAGTATGACTATCTGGAGTTAACTTTCCAGTAACAATAAAATCAGCATCATTATATAAAAGATAATCGCCTATTTTAGCAACTGTTGTATCACAAGTTACAAGAATATTCGCCTGTATATCAAGTCCATAATCTCTTTTTGCTATTTCGTTACTAATTAAATGTACATTACATTTAAGATTATTTTGTTTTAACTCTCCCTTTTCTATCGTTACATCCATTTCTTCGCCTACTACTTCTTTTGATTCATATACACTAATGCACTTATCATAAAAAAAATCAGATATTGCCCCTTTAAATTCATCTGGAATGTTCATATTACCACCCCATGTATGCAT